CGTTGGTACCACGTTTCATGCCGTCAAAGCTACTTGACCCGCTTCCGAAGAAGGTTCTGCCTTTTGCTCTTTCAGCCGATGCCTTTGCGGATAAAGACCGAAGCCTAAACCTTTCCAACATCTGTGCCTAACAGTTGCAACTTAGTTTCTCCCCGAAAATGCTAGCTAAACTTCGCCGAAACTTAGTTTAGCTTTCTTAGTACAGGGAGAGAATTTCGGTTACCCCCAGATTAGCTGCTATGATAGGAGCACAGGATTTTCGTTCCACAAAGCACTAATTTGCACCAAAATCACAGTCCACAGGGTTATCCCCAATATAGTGATTTTTATCCACAATTAGGTCCACAGCTTCTGGGGATCAGTCCGATGTCAATGCGGCAAACGCATTAAAACACCCCGAATCGAGGATTTTTTTCATGTCAGAAGAGCGGTTAAGCCGGATGGAAGATAAGCTCGACAAGCTATCGGAAGCGGTCGTGGAGATGGCCCGAATGGAAGAACGACTTCTAACAGTATTTAAACGCCTCGAACACATGGATGCTGCTTTTAAAAAGTATGATGACCGTGTGGATGAAATTGAAAAGCAAGCTCTCATACGAGGGCAGAAAATAGCCTTTGCTGAACGCCTGTTTTGGATGGTTGTTACCGGCGCCGTTGGTTTAGCATTCGTCTTTTTGAGATAACGTGGTGGGGGCCAAACATCATTTCCTGTTGGCTACTATAAAAACGATCCCAGCGCACTCCGGTCGCCGTCGAATGAACCCCCACAAATCTATATACAGATTTTTACAGATATTACGATGACAAAAACCCTTACCCCCAAACAAGAAGACTTTCTTAAAGCCCTGCTAGGTGAAGCCCGTGGTAACATTCGAGCAGCCATGGATATTGCTGGATATTCACGGACCACCAAAACTGCTGAAGTCGTGGGTCAATTAAAGGAAGAGATCACAGAGCGGGCGGGGATGATGCTTGCCATGAACTGATCAAAGGCCGACAGTGCACTAACATCCGAACCAGATCATTCAATAGGCGCACACAAAATTTTGCTCACCGTGTTATAATTGAAAAGCTTTAGCTAAATTGACTATTTCTCGAGAAGCCACAATCCTTCCCTCAGAAACAAATTCTTCGTGGTTTTTTGTGACTTTTTCGAGATCATATAAGTAGTTCACCATGCAACCCAAAGATTGCAATATGCCGTTCTCCGAACTGTCAGCGTCGGCGTGTACGTTTTCTACGATTGCTCCGTTGCCTAAGTGGAAGCGTGCAACTGGATCAAGCGGTAAATTATTGTTCGATTTTTCGTTCATCAAATAATGCGCTGCTAGAGAGCGGAAATCCACTTCATCATCGGGGTTCCAATCTGGATGTGATTTCTGCAACCATTTAACCAGTCCAGGAATGGGCGAAAGGGTTACGAATGTCTTTAGTCCTGGTAACTCTGCGGAGAGATCAGAAGCGACTTGTTTTATCAAAAAATTACCGAAAGAAACATTTGCTAAACCAGCCTGACAATTTGAAATCGAGTAGAAGACTGCAGTGTCAGTTTGATCAGTCGGAACCTCTTTTCTCTCTTCGCTAAGTAGCGTCTGTATTGAAGTTGGTGTCCCGTTCGTCAGTGCTACCTCAACGAAAATGAGAGGTTCATCAGGAATAGCAGGATGGAAAAAGGCGAAACAACGCCTGTCGCTTGGCTCTAGTCGCCGCCTGAGGTCCTCCCAGCTATCGATAGCGTGTACTGCTTCGTATGCGATAATTTTTTCAAGGATGTGAGCTGGGCTTTCCCAACTTATCGGCTTTAAAACGAGGAAGCCCCTATTAAACCACGATGTAAATAAATGTTTAATGTCTAAATCAAAGGCTTGTAGCCTGGCATCATTTTTTCCTAAGCGCAGCAAGTCTGCACGCATCTGCACGAGCTTTTGCGTTGCCTCTGGTGGTTGATTCAGGCGCCTGAATAATTCTTGCCTGATTGGTTCGGCAGCCCTCGAAAAATTCTGGTACGTTTCACGAGATGGCAACTTTTCATAATCGCTAAGCGTTTCTCGCACACGCACAGGATCGATACTCATGCGTGTAGCAATCTCCTGGAAGAAAGATAGTTTTTCTGGGTCATTAAGCCTCGAGTACTTAGTGAGAACCTTATTAGCTATTAGCAGTGCAGAAGTCTCACTGGTTGTAGAAATAAGAGCGTTACACAGTTCGATTATTGATCTACCGTCTTGATCAAACTGCAGGTCTGATCTTCGTTCGCTTCGTTCAAAAATAGTCCGAAGTAAATCAGCAAGGATAGTCACTTCATTTTCCAATCGTAAAACGTGCTTAGGCGTGCATATCGCTTCTAATGTGAGCTAGTAAATCTACTATCGTTTAAGATACGCCCGTTACCATTATGAACGAATTTTGCGATTTTTACAATCGTCAAACGTCTGGAACACATGGACGCTGCTTTCAAAAAGTATGACGACCGTGTGGATGAGATTGAAAAGCAAGCTCTCATAAGAGGACAGAAAATAGCTTTTGCTGAACGCCTGTTTTGGATGGTCGTCACTGGCGCCGTTGGTTTAGCATTTGTATTCTTGAGGTGAAGTCGTGGGTGCCAAACATCATTTCCTGTTGGCTACAATAAAAACGATCCCAGCACACTCCAGTCGCTGTCGAATGAACCCCCACACACCAGCATGAAGATTTTTTGAGAAATTACACTATGACAAAAACTCTCACCCCCAAACAAGAAGACTTCTTAGAGGCCCTGCTAGGCGAGGCCCGTGGTAATATTAGAGCAGCCATGGATATTGCTGGATATTCAAAGACCACTAAAACCGCTGAAGTTGTAGCTCCCTTAAAGGAAGAGATCACAGAGCGGGCTGGGATGATGCTTGCGATGAATGCTCCAAAGGCTGCATTCGGAATTGTGGATGTTCTCGATGACCCATCAGCTATGGGCGCCCGTAATGCAATATCCGCAGCCCGTGAAGTTCTCGACCGAACTGGTTTAGTGAAGAAAGAACAAGTGGAAGTTACCGCCAATACTGGTGGTATGTTTATTTTACCTCCAAAAACAGGCGAAGATGTGGCAGAATAAAACTCGACCCAACAAAACGGCACGAGTTCCTTATGCCTATCTTGCGAGTGAAGAAGATCCTCTGGTTCTTATCCCCGATCCTGAAGTTGTTAGGTGGGTGGAAGATGCTCTTGATCATCTTGATCAAGGCCATAGCAGTCGCAGGGTGGCGGCGTGGTTGGTGGAAAAAACTGGCAAAACGATTTCTCACCAAGGAATAACCAATATTTGGAAGGAACATCGTGGTCCAGACTCCGATAAGCCTTCAAAACTCCTCAAAGAACGAGAAAAAGCACGAAAAAAAGCTGCTCCAAAGGGCCGAACAGCTAAAAAGATAGCAGCAACCAAGCGCAAACAGTCAGACGCCAAGCGTGTCCTGACAATGTCCTCAAAGAAACTAGCCAAACTTGAAGGCACGGATGCAAAACCAAAAACCGTATCGGACGACTTAGATTTTAATGCCGTCCAACAAGTTGCTCAGAACCAAACAGTCGTATTCGAGCCCTTGCCAGGACCGCAGACCGAGTTTTTGGCGGCACCAGAGCGGGAAGTATTATTCGGTGGGGCAGCGGGCGGTTCAAAAACCTACAGCCTCATCGCAGATCCCCTCAGATATTTCAGCAACGGAAATTTCAACGGTCTGCTTTTGCGGCGAACCAATGACGAGTTGCGGGAGATCGTGTGGGCGACACAAAAGCTTTACCCGCAAGCGTACCCGGGAGCGAAATGGTCGGCGAAGGCGAGCCAATGGACGTTCCCGTCTGGTGCTAGGCTTTGGCTCACTTACTTGGAGCGTCCCGAAGACGTTTTGAGGTATCAGGGTCAAGCGTTTTGCTGGATTGGTTGGGACGAGTTGACCCAGCACCCAACAAGTTTCGAATTTGATTATATGCGCTCACGTTTACGGACCACAGATCCGACGCTGCCTCTCTGCGTCCGAGCCACAAGCAACCCAGGCGGGCCTGGACATGGATGGGTCAAGCGCACCTTTATTGATCCTGCACCTCCCAATACCCCGTTTGCTGCACGAAACATCGATACTGGCGAAGAGATGGTCTTCCCTGAAGATCATTCTAACGCAGGACAGCCGCTTTTTATGCGGAAGTTCATCCCCTCAAAGCTTTCCGACAACCCATACTTAGCAAAAGATGGTGTTTATGAGGCCAACCTCCTTTCCCTCCCAGAAAATCAGAGAAGACAACTTCTTGAAGGAGATTGGGCGGTTGCAACGGGGGCCGCATTTCCAGAGTTTCGAACTTCTATACACACTTGTGAACCATTCGAGGTCCCGCCTGACTGGAAAAGATTTCGTTCCTGCGACTTTGGGTACTCCAGCTTTTCGGCGGTCCATTGGTTTGCAATTGATCCTAACTGGGGAACCCTCTACGTCTACCGAGAGCTCTACCTCTCCAAACATACCGGAAGAGACCTCGCCAAAGCCATTATTCGGGCAGAAGAGGGCGACAAAGTTCCCTACGGAATCCTCGACAGTTCCTGCTGGCACCAAAGAGGCATGTCAGGACCCTCAATTGCCGAAGAAATGATCCGAGAGGGCCTGAGATGGCGCCCGAGTGATCGATCTGCTGGTGCAAGGGTGGCTGGAAAGAACAGATTACACGAAGTTTTGAAGGTGGATGAGTATACTGACCGGCCTGGACTGATAATCTTCAATACTTGCCGTCAAATTTTGGCTGATTTGCCGGTAATTCCCAGCGATCCAAGAGGATCAGACGATATTGATCCCAGATACGCCTCAGATCACTCTTATGACAGCCTGAGATACGGCGTGATGAGCCGAGAACAGGCAAATTCCCAATTCGGTGACCGCAAAGCTGCACCAGCTTACCGTCCTGCCGATGCAATATTTGGATATTAGATTGACCAATGCCACTGCTTACAAATGCTTAGATGGAAATATTTAGCCAATCCATATTTTTTATATTCTTAAACTCTGGAAAGTAATTCTCTATTTCTTCGATACTGAAGCTCGTGAGTATGGAAGTGTTGGGTTCTTTTCGTAACAAGAACAGGAAAGCTTTATTCACTAATTGAGCTTTGGTAACATCGCCAAGAGAATATCGATAGTAGGCCTCGTTAGAGACTTTAACTTTGTGACATGTGACTGCATCTGACGAGACGGTCACTTCAAAGTTATCATGATCGATTTGTTTAACCTCTACAGACATACCGTCCTCAAAAATTACTGGTTTTCAGAATTCTCTACCAGTTTAGCCTATTTAAACTGAAGGAAAAGTAAACAATGGCGCTAATGCGAGACCCCACAGAAGTCGATCCAGAGGTGATTACGGAGCAAGATACCGTTGTTGCGCTGGAAGAAGACGGTGATGTGGCGCAAGAGAACTCAGAATACGCTTCTGTGGCAAATTTCGTGGAATCTCAGTTCCAAAGAGCAAAAGATAGCCGCAGAAGTGATGAAGATCGCTGGCTGATGGCTTATCGCAACTATCGGGGCATTTATGGTCCTGAAGTTCAGTTTACAGACACGGAAAAGTCTAAAGCTTTCGTTAAAATCACGAAAACTAAGGTCCTAGCCAGCTATGCGCAGATCGTGGACGTCCTTTACGCCTCTCAGAAATTTCCCATTGGTGTTCAGCCCTCAAATTACCCAAAAGATGTGGCTGCGGCGGTTCACTATGACCCGAATGCCCTGACAACGGAAAAAGTCCAAGAAAAGGTTGGGGCTGACTATAAAGTACCACGCAGCATTGTCCGTCCTGACATCGCTAAAGAGCTCGGTGTTTATAAAGACCGTGTTCAACCGGTTCAGGACGAACTTGAAAAGGGTCCTGGGCTGACAGCCTCTGGCATCACCTATGAGCCAGCCAAAAAAGCCGCTCAGATGATGGAAAAGAAGATGCATGATCAGCTTGATGAAAGTCAGGCGTCTAAGCACCTTCGCTCAGTAGCGTTTGAGTGTGCTTTGTTTGGAACAGGTATCCTAAAAGGTCCATTTTCCTTTGACAAAGAATATCCCAAGTGGGACAGCGACGGGAATTACAAGCCACAGTTCGAAACGATCCCAAAGGTCGAGCATGTAAGTATCTGGGATTTTTATCCTGATCCTGATGCCCGAAACATGTCAGAAGCTGAATTCACCATTCAGCGCCATCGATTAAACCGTACGCAAATGCGTACGTTAAAAAAGCGTCCATTCTTTCGTGAAGAAAGTATTGAGTTAGCTATCGCATATGGCTCTAATTTTGTCCGTGAATACTGGGAAGACAGTTTGGATGATAGCGGGCTGGTTGATAGCTTAGACCGCTTTGAAGTTCTAGAATATTGGGGCGTGCTTGATACCGCCATGGCCGAAGAGGCCGATATTGAAATTCCAGACGAATATACTGACCGTGACGAAATCCAAGTCAATATTTGGGTTTGTGCAGGACAGATTTTAAGGCTGGTAATCAACCCATTTACACCAACCCGCATTCCATATTCTGCAACGCCTTACGAACTGAATCCATACTCGTTCTTTGGCATTGGTGTGGCCGAAAATATGGAAGACACCCAGCTTATCATGAACGGAATGATGCGGGCTGCGATTGATAACTCAGTCCTGTCTGGCAACCTTCTGATTGAGATTGATGAAACAAATCTCACACCGGGTCAGGATCTGAGCGTGTACCCGGGCAAGGTCTTCCGCAGAATGGCAGGAGCCCCGGGTCAGGCCATACATTCGCACTCGTTTAAGAACGTGGCGCCTGAACTTATTCAGATGTTCGACAAGGCCCGCCAGTTGTCAGACGAGGCCACAGGTATCCCAAGCTACAGCCACGGTGTCAGTGGAGTTATGGGGGTAGGGCGCACGGCATCTGGCATGTCGATGTTGATGTCTGCGGCTGCGCAAAACATCAAACAGGTTGTCCGCAATATTGACGACTATCTGCTGTCACCTCTGGGCAAAGCTCTCTTTGCTTTCAACATGCAATTCAACTTTGACGAGGAGTATGTGAAAGGCGATCTGCAGGTCCGAGCCCGAGGCACAGAAAGCCTGATGCGCAATGAAATTCGCAGTCAGAGATTGTTACAGTTCATGCAAGTAGCAAACAATCCGGCGATGGCTCCATTTATCAAATACGATTATATTTTGCGGGAGATTGCGACCTCTATGGATTTAGACGAGGACCTGATCCTTAACGACCCGAGAGAAGCTATAATTCAAGCCAAAATGATGGCTGAGATCCAATCTATACTCCCACAACAGCCTCAACCTCCGCAGCAAGACGGCCCCCCAAGTCCAAATGACCCCACTGGTAGCGGTGGTGGGAATATCGGGCCTGGTAACGCTCCAGAACCGGGCGCAGCAGGCTTTACGGGCGCTGGTGGTGGCGACAACGGAGGACAGCAACCTCCACAGGCCCAACCTGGCCAAGGAATACCGGTTCAATAATGGACAAACAGACTTACCGAGACCTGCTTCCGTTGGTCAATGACAAGGCGGCAATGGAGCTTTTGGAACTATACGCCAGAGCCCGCATTGAACTCCGGCGTGACCAATTAGAGCAAACCCTTCACCCTGACCGATTTAAATCAACCCAAGGCTCAATTGCTGAACTACGGCGCCTGCTAACCCTCCGTGACGAAGTGATCGAAGGAGCAAAATGATGGCTCAGTCACTGAAAGAAGCACGGAAGAGCATACGAACCAAAGAAGGTTTAGAAATGGCAAAAAAGAACTTCCAGATGGACCCAAAGAAAGCCGATTTAGATAAAGACGGCAAACTCAGCGAGTATGAAAAGGTGAAAGGCGAGGCGGTCCAACGAGCGATGGCAAAAGACGAATTGCCTGAGATGTCTCACGGAGGGATGCCGTGCGGGTCAGATTATGAGGATGGCCTGATGGCTGATCCAATGATGCTTGGAACAACATCGTCAGAGAAGGCCGACAATATCCCGGTGATGATAAGTGAAAATGAGTATGTCTTACCCGCCCACGTCGTAAAATGGCACGGCCTGAAGCACATTATGGACATGCAAACAGAGGCAGAGATGGGGCTCATGGCAATGCATGACATGGGTCTGCTCTTTGAGGTGGATCGTGAGACGCAGGAATCCGATAGCGAAGGCTCTGAGGACGCCGAAGTATCGGATGAAGGTGATACCGAACAAAAAGAAGAAGAAACGATCGAAACACCAGAAGGCAATGAAATCGAAGTGGCTGGAATAGAAACCATCCTCGGCGATCCAAGAGATGACGAAACCGATGAGTACAAAGAAAACTCATACGGGTCATACGGCATGATGAAGACCCCCGGGTTTACTTTCATCATGTGATTTAACGGGCAACCCGCACAGCGGCCCCCAAGGACTACAACAATGGCAAAATACAGGAATAAGCAAGGTCTTGAGGACCTCGAAAAATCTATTGAACAGGATATTGCAGCACAACAATCAGCGGAGCCTGAAATTGAAGCAGTAGGCGCTGAAGAAGAAACATTTAAAAAGCGATATGGCGATCTTCGTCGTCACACCCAAACGCTTTTACAGCAAAAGGACCAAGAGATTGCAAATGTTCGGCAACAATTGGAAACCGCTGCAAAAGGTCAAATTCGGTTTCCTAAAACTGATGAGGAAATTGACGCTTGGTCTAAGAAATATCCGGACGTTGCAAAGATCGTTGACACGATTGCACAGAAACGAGCCGGTGAGGTGATGGACGGTTTGCGGCAGGGGGAAGAACGCCTTCGCAAACTTGAAACACAACTGACCCGCAAAGATGCAGAGCAACAGCTTTTGAGGATGCATCCAGATTTTGCGCAGATCAGGCAGGACCCTGCATTTCACGAATGGGTCCAATTACAACCATCAAATATTCAAGACGCCCTTTATAAAAACAATACGGATGCGAGGGCCGCTGCACGAGCCATCGATCTTTACAAAATCGATACTAAGAAATCCAAATCTAGCAATAAATCAGCCGCTCAAGCTGTGGGGCCCACAAGCAGCACTCCTCCCCCAGCTAACGGCAATTTCAAATACTCAGAAAGCATGGTCGATAAAATGTCGAGCGCCGACTTTGCAAAACACGAAGAGGCAATCATAGAAGCCATGAGCTCCGGCAAGTTCCTTTACGACTTGTCCGGTGCAGCCAGATAAACGAAAGGCCAGTGCTCCGGTGCTGGCCATCGTTCCACGACGATAGGTCTTCGCAAGACCCATCCTTTGGGAACGATGTTCTCAACCTACAGGGCCACCATTCGGGTCTACCCCTGTCTCATTTTCAGAAGAAAAGCTCATTAGTCTACCAGTGCGGCGAGGCCCGTATACACGGCGGTATATACGCACCCTCATCCCCAAACTGCCACTGATTTGTCCCGCTTCTGTGATTTCAAAATCATAGTGGAGATAATCAGATGCCTAACGCATTTCCATCAGCCGCAGGGTACGGCAACTTACCCAATGGCAATTTCTCCAGCGTAATTTACTCCAAAAAAGTACAATTAGGTCTGAGGAAGAGCACAGTCGTCGGCGACATCACAAACACCGATTATTTTGGTGAACTGTCGCAAGGCGCAACCGTCCGCATCATCAAAGAGCCTGAAATTTCAGTCACAGAATACAAGCGTGGCACACAGATTTCGGCACAAGATTTGGATGATGAAGACTTTTCACTAGTCATCGATAAGAGCAATTATTATGCGTTTAAAATCGATGACATCGAAGAAGCACATTCACATGTGAACTTCATCCAGCTTGCAACCGATCGTGCAGCCTATCGTTTGGCTGACCAGTATGACCAAGAAGTTCTTGGTTACATGTCCGGTTACAAGCAGTCATCCTTGCATACGCAAGCTGACACCGTGAACACCACGGTAAACGGCGACAAAGCTGTTACAACTGCAGGATCAGACGAACTCCTTTCAGGAATGAAGCTGAAAAAAGGTGACTTCGGCAACATCACAACAAGCTCTGCCGGCGATCACTCAATCCCTGTTGCAGCACGTCTGCCAGGTGCAACTGCACTACCAACCGCAACGGTCTCTCCAGCAATGCTGGTGGCTCGTATGGCTCGGTTGCTCGACCAACAGCAAGTTGACCAAGCAGGTCGCTGGCTCGTAATCGACCCTATTATGCTAGAGATCATGCGTGACGAAGACTCTCGCTTCTTGAACGCCGATTTCGGTGAGTCAGGTGGTCTTCGCAACGGCCTTACCCTCAACAACTTCCATGGGTTCCGAGTGTACACAAGCTCGAATCTTCCGAAAGTGGGAACCGGCGCCGGCACCTCTGGTTCAGCAAACCAGAACTCCAATTTCGGAGTGATTGTAGCCGGTCATGATAGTGCCGTCGCAACAGCCGAGCAGATCGATAAGACCGAAACTTATCGTGACCCAGATAGCTTCGCAGACATCGTGAGAGGGATGCACCTTTATGGTCGCAAGATTCTCCGTCCGGAAGCGATCGTAACCGCAAAATACAACGCAGCTTGAGGAGTGTAAGATATGGCTTTAAATAACGTACACTTCATCGAAAAAGAGGTGGCAGCAACGTCCCTCGCTTCAGGCGCAAATGCGGTAATGACCCTTCCAGCACAAACCGTCGTTATGGCGGCTGGTGTGGAGGTCACTGAGGCTTTGGCAGGCGCAACAGCCCTGACATTTGACCTCGGAACTGGTGCTGATGACGACGAGTTCGTTGCAGCTTATGCGATGGCAGGTCAATCTGCTGGAGCAACTGCACCATCACTGCCTGGGGTCGCTTATATAGGTTCGGAAGACACTCTCGACATCACCGTTGATACACTCACCGGAACAGCCACAGGCGGTAAACTCCGTGTCTGGGCGATCATCTGTGACGTGGATGGACGTGATGCTGACGAAGTCGATCGTGACTACCTAGCTTAAAATAGGGCGGGGCAATGGCTTTAACGCTTTCCATCACGGCTAAGAATGCTGTCTTAGACGGCCTTGTTGATACCATTGATGGTGGTGCAGGTTCCCAAGGCTCTATCAAAATCTTTGATGATAGCGACACAGAGCTTGCAACATTGCCCCTCTCAAATCCGGCCTTTGGGTCGGCAAACAATGGAACGGTTCTGGCGAACTCTGTCACGAACGATAACACGGTTGTGACCGGAACCGCTTCCACCTTCAAAGTTTATAACACTGACGGCCTAGAGCTTTTCAGTGGGACTGTAACCGGATTAGGCGGGGGCGGTGACCTCATCCTTTCCAACATAAATCTCGTAGTGGGAGACAGTATCTCAGTCTCCTCATTTAGCCTGACAATTTGAGGAGAAGCTCATGTCACTTTCCGATAGTTTTGAGACACATACTCTCAAATATCTTTTAACCACCGATAGCGTTACTCGCCCAACATCATGGTACGTGGCGCTCTGCACAACTGATCCCACAGATTCCGCTCTTGGAACTGAGGTATCAACCTCTGGAACAGCATACGCTCGTCAGTCAGTGACCTTCACTGTCTCTGGCAGCAATGCGTCCAACTCTTCTGCAATCGAATTTCCAGAGGCCACAGCGTCTTACGGCACAGTCGTAGCAGTGATGATCATGCCAGCATCAACAGGCGGTACAGCGTCCGATATGATTGCCCATGCGCAGCTAGCAACAGACAAAGCAATCGCATCTGGCGACATCTTCCGCATCCCAGCGGGTGATCTGGACATCGACATCGACTAAATTGAGGGACGGTTATGGCTATTCTAACTGATTACTTCGAGCGAACTATTCTTGATCACATCTTCGGAGTGACTGAGTTTACGAGGCCATCTTCCCTTTATCTTGGGATTTCTTCGACAGCGTTTAGTGAGTCAGATACGGCTTCACAGGCGCTGGCGAAGGAACCTGGATCAAGCGGTACGAGCTATAATGGCAACGGCTATAGTCGAGTAAATGTGTCCAATACTTTTGAAGGTACTACGGCTGGTGCTACAAACAGTTCCCAAATAAGTTTTCCCGAAGCTACGACCTCAAACTGGGGAGATATTCAATACTGGGCTTTGTTTGAAGATGCGCTTCCTTCCAACGGCACATCTTCGTCTACTATCGATTCAGATAACGGACAGAAGCCCCTAATGATTGGATCATTCAGCGCTGCTGTGACAACGAATGTTGGTGATCAATTTCGTATCGCTTCGGGTGATTTCGATATAACTCTACCTAATGTGCTTCAGAGCCTTACTAACAATAGTTTTAACAATGGAAAAGTTCACCTAACGAACCTGATGAGGCTAAATACTTCTTCTTTGGGTTGGTTTTTTTGGGACGGTAGTGCGGTCAATAAGAGCTTTTACTTGGGTGTTTCAACTTCAGCGTTTGGAACCAGTGGGTCCAACAATGAAGATAGCGCAGGGGAACAAGAACCTGGATTTGGTGGTTCTGCTGGCTCACTTTTAGGTAACTATAACCAAAATGGCTATTCATACCGCCCAACAATTGAGTTCAATTCGGCATCAACGTCCAGCGGAACCACAACGATTACGAATAGCAATGCAGTAGAGTTTCCAGAAGCCACCGCTAACTGGGGCGACATAACACACTTTGCTGTTTTTGCGGGGGGCGATGGTGACTCAAATGCATTGACGCATCAGCGCTATGCCAAATACCCTGCTGGGGATGCTGTTGCTATTGGTGCTAATAGTGGGCAAGCAGCCATCGAACAACGCCGACCATTTTTTATAGGTGCTTTGGATGCCACCAAAACAATTGGTAACGGCGATACTCTGCGTTTTCCCGCTGGTAGCATCTCTATAGCCTTAGATTAATAAGGATTTCCCATGCCTCAATTTGCGGATCGGGTTAAGGTCACCTCGACCTCGACGGGTACAGGTGCGATTACTCTCTCATCTACTGCTGTGTCGGGCTATCAGGCGTTCCCGTCTTCGTTGGATGGCGAGACTGTCGGATACGTGATTGAGAGTGGATCTGCTTGGGAACTAGGCACTGGAGTCTACACACACTCTTCACTGAATTTAACACGGTCACTGCGCTCCTCTAGCACAGGCTCTCTCCTGAGTTTGGCAAGCGGAACGCATACCGTTTTTTTAACACCCGCCTTTCAAGACATTCAGATTGTTGAGGCGTTCTCTAGCACTTCGGATCTTCCATCAGCGAGCGATAACCACGGCAGGGTCTATCATGTGCATGGTGAAGGGGCGCTATATTTTGCTCATAGCGGCAGTTGGGTAAAAATCGCTAATTACAGTGATATTACGACTTATACTCACCCCAACCATAGCGGTGAAGTAACTTCCACTGGCGATGGTGCAACTGTAATTGCAGATGGTGTTGTGGACGAGGCAAACCTCAAAGTAAGCAACAGTCCGACCGATGGTTATGTGCTCACCGCTAGAAGTGGTAATACGGGTGGCATGACGTGGGAAGAAGCCTCTTCTGGTATAGCTCTTACGGACCTTTCTGTCACACAAAACTCAGCTTCTGGTTCCGGTGCTTTAAGCTACAACAACACTACTGGATCGTTTACTTACACTCCTCCTTTGCTCAGTGGTGGCGGTTCTTCAACGACTGCACTTTCAGAAACAACTTTTTCAGCTACGGCAAACCAAACTGCCTTCATTGTCAGCGGTGGTATTACGAATGCCGCCAACATTACCGTCTTCAGAAACGGTGTAAAATTGGAAGAGGGTATTTCCAAGGATTTTACTGCAAACGCAGCTACAAACACAGTTACGCTTAACTCAGGCGCAATTTTGAATGATGTTGTTGAGGTGCTTGAATACGGTCAGCCTGGATTGGCGCTGACAGATTTATCTGACACTCCAAGTTCATTGGGAACGGCAGGGCAAACACTTTTGGTCAACAGTGGTGCCACTGGATTGGAGTTTGGTGATGCAGGTTCAAGCGTAACTGTCGTCCAAAACCTAACAGGTCTGGGAAACATTACCAGCCCTTCTGCTGGTGATATGGCGCTCGTAACAGATTTGAATAACATCTATGTTCGCAAGACGGCTGGATGGTATTTGATTGCCACAATTACGAACCAAGGGCCACAAACTGTCTCTATAGCCTTGTCTGGCGGCGGTGGTGGAGATTCCTCTGCCTATACGCTTGCAAGTGATGGAAGTACTACTAGCACAGTTACTGGTTCAGCAGATCCCGATAGAGAAGCAGATACTTTAACATGGTCCGCTTCAGCAGGTACAAGTACAGCTTTTGCAGCGACACTTACTGATGGTGGCAGTGCAGTAAACATTACCACTAGTGCCGATACAAGCACTGTTTTAGCCACAATTTCTCAGTCTTCTAATGTGTTCACAATCACACCTAGTTCCTCAACCACTGCGCCCAATGGCGGTACATTTTCAGTAACCTTTGCCGTGACCGATGGCATCAATACATCCGTCGATAATACAACGACCTTCACGCTAGATTTTCCACCCAATTATTCGGGATCACCTACTTCAGCGACTTATGGGCCTAGTGGTCTAGCTGCTAATGATAGAATTGGTTGGTCAATTGATATGGATTCTGACGGCAACACTATTGTTGTTGGATCAGATTATCCTGATAGTAATAATGGAGAGGCGTATGTTTATGAAAGGTGGGACGATACAAACTGGGCGCAGCGCAAACTACTTATTCCTTCAGACATAGGCAGTTCCTATGACCTATTTGCTAATGACATAGCTGTTTCTGGAGATGGTAATTACGTTGTAGGCGGGTCAGAAGCAGATGATGATGGTCAGTCAAATTCAGGTTCCATTTACATTTGGTATAAAGGAACAGGCAATTGGACAGGCGGAACACAGCAAGCGAAAAAGCAAGCTAGTGTAGTCGAAAACGGCGCAAGTTTTGGAAGCGCCGTCGATATTGACTCTGATGGTGACACTATTATAGCGGGTGCTCCGGGCGAAGATGTTGGCGGCACTAATCGGGGCGCTGCTTATGTTTTCACAAGATCAGGCACTACGTGGACTCTGCAAGCTCGGCTCCTTGCCAGCGATTATTACAATAACACTTACGGCCAATTTGGTTGTGCTGTGGCTATATCTGGCGATGGAAATACGGTCGCCATTGGAGCAAAAAGCGCTGTTGATGGATCATCTGTTCAAAAGGGCGCATTCTATATTTTTACTAGGTCGGGAAGTACATGGACCCAGCAGGTAAAACTTTATCCTAGTGACAATGAAGCAAGTGTAGACTTTGCTAATAATGGTTCCATCGACATTAGCTCAGACGGCAATTATGTTATCGTTGGTGCTAGATACGCTGATATTGGCAGCGACACGAACGAAGGTACTGCATATATTTATTATAAGGGTGCAACTGTCTGTTGTCAGAGTTTTTTGGATACGCGGGTTGATTATTTAAGGGAGTGTTTTGCTCCATCTTGTTATTGATTATGCCACTTTTTTCTGATGTTGCAAGCGACGTTGATTGATGGTTTTGAGTTTGATTTTTCTCCGTT